TCTCACACAACCCCATAGCCGACGTATACCGCGGATGCTTCGAGCGCCCACGCGCATACTCGGACCATTCGCCGCCGAGAAAATCGGTTTGAACGTAGGAAGCTGCGCCCATGACTTAGCGCCTTGCCGTGATGTAATCGTCTTCCGGGGGCTCCTCGGCGCCGATCTCGATCGCGTTCATCGTGCGCGCATCGCTCATGAACTCCTTGTAGACCGACGCGATCGCCCCGAGCTTGGCCGAGGACTGCGTGATCGGCTCGCATACGGCCAAGGCAACGCGCGCCGCCAGCCCCTCGCAGAACATATCGTCCATTGTGCGGACATCGACGTGATCGCACACGAACCGAAACGGCAGGGCGCCCGTGGTCCTGCTGATAAGGAAGTCGCCCTCCAAGTCCCAGTCCTCATAGTCGCGCCCGCTGGGCGCCCCAAGCAAGGAGTGCGACCCGGCCTTCGGGTCTTGCGCGGCTTTCCGCAGGTAGCCGCTGGGAAGCCGGAAGACGTTGCGCGTCCCGTCCTGCGCGGAAGGGCCGGTGCCAAGGGGATACGCGAAGGTCATCGTTTCGGCCGCGGCGTAGATCGGGAGCCAGGAGTTCGCGCTGGCAGGGATTTCCGGTACCGCCGACCACGCTTTCGGGTTCCCGGTGTTCGTCCAGGCCCCGCTGGTGGTCACGGGATCGTTCCCGGTGTTGCTGCCCGCGACCGACGAATAGATGAACCCGTTGGAGCCGGTCACGGTGTCGCTCGCGGCATAGATCGCCGTCGCGTCCCAATCCAGCGGTCCCTCGGCCGGCGTATGGGCGATGTTGATCTCGATCAGCGAGCGCCACTGGGAGCCCGAGTAGGAAACCACGTCGCCCAGTTTGTAGGTCGTCGTCGCGGCGTAGGCTTCGGCCGTACTGGGCGTATCCTCGTTGCCATTCTCTAGCGACATGTAGACGATATAGGCACCGCCTGAGCCATACGCCTTGTAGACCAGCTCGCCCGAGTAGTAGGACGTATCTTCGTCCCACAGGTGGACCGTCATCGGCCCGAAGTATTGATCCCACACCGCCGTCTGCCCCGGCTCATTGCCGAGGTTGTCCGCGAGCTTGGAAATCCAGGCGTACCCGTTCTCGTCGGTCACGACGGAGTGACGCGGATAGTTGATGTCCGTCTCCCACTCCTTCGGGGCTAGGAGCTTGGTGTCCGTGTCGATCGCGCGCAGCATCGTGGTGCGAATGGCGAAGCGCCAGGAGTTGCGGCGCAGTTCCGCGCGCCGGGTCGTGTCATAGGCGAGGGAGATTTCTGTGTTGGCGCGGCTGTCTTCGTCCACGTCGAGGATCAGGGGTGCCCCGACGTGCTGGCAGACCCGTTTGCCGATGTCCAGACTGCAAATGTAGGCCATTGTCAACCTTCCAGCTTCGGGTCGTTCGTGCGGAAATTCGCCAGTTTCGGGGCCGCAACCCGCCGCGGAGTATACAGTCGTTTAACTCCTCGGACAAGGGCGGCGGCTACCCCCGTGAGGGTAAAGGCGCCCACCGCAGCAACCTTAGTGATGCCTTTCAGCGCGGCTACACCCGTCAGAGTAAAGGCGCCCACCGCGGATGCCTTGGTGATCTTCTGGAGCGAGGCGATCCCCGTCAAGGTGAAGGCCCCTACCGCCGCAACCTTGGTGATCTTCTGAAGCGCGGCCACTCCCGTCAGGACAAAAGCGCCCACCGCTGCCGCGAGAACTTTCCCGACGCTCAGCCCCGCAGCAACTCCCGTGAAAGTGAAGGCACCCGCAGCCATCGCCATAACCCAGGTTTGAAGTTTCGCTGCGACTACGCCCGTCAGAATGAAGGTTCCCACCGCGGCTACGAGAGAATACAC